GTACTTGGACAGGCTCTTGGTCACATCCTGGTAGCTGATCGTGATGGGGGTCGGCGTCAGACCTTCAGACAACTGGTAGGAGGTCGGCGTGATGTCGATTCCGCCAGTCGTGGAGTTGTAGCCGATCGGCAGTCTGCGGCTGAACAGGATCGTATCGGTCTTGTTCTGCGGCAGCGGCTTGGTAGTGCCGAACTTCGACACCGCCATGATCGGCTCGGCGTGTTCAATGAGTTCTTGAACGACGAAATACTGGTTGTAGGTGGACGCATTGGCGTCGTTGTAGAATTGCATGGTCTATCTCCTATGCGGATTGAGCTTTCGCCCGATCGCGTTTAGCTTGTTCCCAGAGAGCATCTTTGGAGGGTGCCTCGCCCGTACCGGCCGAGTTCCTACCTTGGATGTTCTCGCCACGTTCTAGACGTGCCTTGCGCTCGGCTTCCAACCGTGCGACCTTGGCTGCGTCTTCTTGGTGTTTGTCGAAGGCTTGAAAGAATCCCACGACTTCCGGCACGTCGAAACTGCCGTTAAAGCGCTGCTGATCTGCTGTTGGAAGCGTTTTCAACCATCCCTGGAAGGGAGCACTGTCTTTCGTCTGCTTCCACCCTGGATGCGCTTCGTGAAGCGCGATCAGTAGGCTTGCCACCTCGACATCGGAAGGCTCGTCCGTCTTCCTTGTGAGTGCCGCAGCTTCTGACGCTTTACGGCGTTCTTCCTCGGCGCGGGCACGTTCGGCTTCATCCTGTCCGGGCTGTACGTCCGGTAATACCTCGTCAACCACGTCTTGTTCCAGGATGCTGCCCAGTGCTTCGCGTGCGGCCTTGCGCCGTCCTGCCTTCTCGGTAGCGGCGTGTACGGCTGCCGCCTTCTTGTCCGCCTCCACGGCTTCCATCGTCGGGGTGAGTCGTTTCAGCGCCTCTTGGCTAGCGTCAAGCTGCTGCTTCATGCCCCCGAGGGTTCCGCGTGCGGTTGCAAGCCCTTGGGCCTGCTTCTTGATGATGTCGTCCTGCTCGGCCTGCTTCGTCTGCAAAGCCTCGATCAACTTGCGTGTCGGTTCAGGTAGACCGGCTAGCGCGTCTACTTGATCCGGCCGCTTATCTTCGGGCTTGCCATCTACCGTCTTACCCGCCACTGGTGCGGCTTGCTCGGCTGGCGTCGAGCGGTCTTTCTGCGCCTGCTCCCAGAGTTTGTCTTCGGGTAGTGCGGCTTCGGGCTTTTCGGGTGTGCCTTGCGTGGTGGTGCCTTGGCCTTGCTCGGACATACATTCTCCTTGCCGGCTGAACGTCGGCAACAAAAAAGCCGCTCGAGGCGGCTTTGCTACGGTCGAATTCCCTGGTTAGGGAATGTGCGGTCCTAAATCCTCAAATCGTGGTGCCTCGCGCTTGTCTTCCAGCGCGAGTAATTCTCTCAGCACCCTTGCCCTCGCCCGAAGGCCGGCGGCTTTGGCGTCGTCCGCGCCTTCCTGCTTGACAAAGGTTTCCAACAATTCAGTTGCCGCCCAGCAACACACGGCCTGCCAGGTCGAGGATGCGCGTTCGATCGCCCCTTGTGATCCGGCGAGGCGCACCAGGATCTCCATTTCCTCGACTACGGTGAGCGAGACGGGGGTTTGTTGTGGCTGATCATCAGGCCGGGTAGCCCACGATAGTTTAGAACCGAGGCTGCGCAGGGCTTCGTGCATCGACATGGCTTGTCCTATCTATTGGGCAAACGCCTGCCCAGGTTTCGCGCTATCAACCCCACCTTCCCGTGACTGCGAAAGATGATGGGCTATCTTTCGTTGGGACTTTTGTATAGATCAACTGCACTTCTGGCGCTGCAACATGGTCTGATAGAAGCTTAAAGCTAGGGTCGGTAACGTGCAGGACTATATCGTGATGCACAAAATCCCATTCGACACCGATTATTTCCGCCTCTTGCGGTATACGCAGAGAATCCGCAAGAAAGAGTGGGGATACACGCACTACTCCGCGCCGTTTGTCGTATTCCATATATCCTCCTATGCTTGGAAAGCCCGCCCCGGACGCGCCCTACCCGCAGGCTCTGTCGGCGGCTTCATGATCTGCGGCGCCGGGTTGCGGTGCTTGTGCAGGTCCAATTGCAGGTTTGCAAGAGATAAGTCTTTTTGCGTATTCAGCTTCAGCACGTCCGACGTGAGCGTAGCCTTTATCTTGTCGAGGTTCTGGCGCTCCTCGGAGGTCAGTTGCGTGGAGTTCATGCGCTCATCAATGGCGGCAATCACCAGTTTGTTGCGCCGTTCTAACTCTCCCTCTTTCCCCTCGAAGTCCATACGCAGTTTGGCAAGTTCAGCCCTGATCTGCTCGACGGCGATGCGCGGATCTTGCGGAGGTTGCTGCGCCAGTTTTTCCTCGGCTACAGCAATCTCGTCGTCAGTCTTGACGAATTCCTTGGGATCAAAGCGCAGAGCCTTGATCACTCGGCGCAGTGCGTCCCACTTCTTCATACCGTGGGCGTAAGCTGGATTCGCGGCGAGTGCAACGAGGTTCGCGGCGCCCTTGTTCTGTTCGGCCTGCTCAAGTAGCGCACCGGAAGCCCGGGCCTGCACCTCGAAGTCGCCCTTGATCTCGGCCTTCGGGTTGTACTGCATGTTCCAGTCGATGTAGCGCCCGATGTGCGGGATGGTCACTTGATCGTCCAGCGCCTTCAGGGCTCGCCTTTGCACCACGTTCGAGGCTTGCAGCAGTAGGTTCATGCCACCGAGTACGTCAGTCGCCGTCCCCTGCTCGCCTTGTGCCAGCATTGGCACGGCGGTCTCCTGGTCAAGAAACTCCATGCCCATTTTGATGATGGCAGCGTATTCCTCTTGATGCGCGGGTATCTCATGCACCGCAAAGGCATGGCGCGAATCCCCGTCGCCCTTGTAGAGCCACACCTTCATTCCTGAGAGTTCCCACTTGCCGTCCGCTGGCTCGATCTGTTTGCGATCCATCACGATCTGACCGCCGACGATCTGGCCAGCGTTGTCCATCATCGCCCTCCAGCCTGCGGTAATCGCCTTCTGTGCGCTGCGGGCAAGGAATGACTCACTGTATCCGCACCAGGAACCAGAGCACTTGTTCACGACGTAGAAATCGTAGGGTAGTTCCTCGGTGTCCAGGATCTCGATGTCGGCCTTTACCACCGTGTCGTTGATCAGGATCACAACGCCGGAATAAGCCTTGAAAACATCATCTTCCGAGAGTTCCACACCCGCAGCCAGCAGTTCTTCGCGGTCCAGTTCGCCGTGATACTCCCATTGCTCGAATAGCGTCTCGGCATCGACGACGGTTTCGGTCCCCGGCTTCTGCGTCTGCTCGCTCACCTTCTTCGGCCCCTCGCGCAACACCTTCGTGAGTTGCGGGATCAGGTATCCCTCGAGGTCGGCCATGTGGCGAATGTCTGCCGCCGTGATCTTGCTGCGCTCCCAAATACCGCCCTGTTTTGGGTTTTCGCCACAATCGGGATGAGGATATACATCCCATGGGTCGGGACAGGATGATGTCGGCTTCTTCGTCTGGATGCGGGAGAGCTGGTGGACGGTTGTTTGGCCATCCGAGACCGGAATCCATACCTTCTTGCCGCGCGAGGAAAGCACCGGACCCTTGAATACACCCACCCCGAGCAGAGCATTGTCGTCGATCAGTTTGCGGACCAACCCTTCCCAGCCGCAGCCTCGGTCAGACATATCGAGCTGGTCGTCGATCTCGTCGCGCATTGCCTTGGCGCGTTTGGTCGCCTCGTCCATGGTCATCCGGGCGAAGTCGGACATGTTCGCCTGGCGTTGCTGGCCGTTCTCCGTGACCATTACTGGGGAGCCGTTCTTGGTTAGGCCAACGTGCTTCTGGGTCATCTGCTCAACGAGTTCCGGCACCGTGGACGGGCGTAGATCCCAGTTGCGATCGTCGGTAGGTAGGGCAATGTCCGCTCGTCTTGCCGAGGCTGTGTTGACCTTCTGGCGGGTGACGTTCACCACCAGAGTAGAGCGCTTCTTGGTCTGCTGGTCGGTTTGGTTGATATACCCCTGGTCGGTTTGGTTGATATACCCCTGTACGGCAGCACGCAAACCGGCATAGTTACGGGTTACTTCGTCGCGTCCCTCATAGGCTTCGACATCCTCGAACCAGCGCTGATCTATGCCGGCGGATTGGCGAGCGTCCACCGCCTTCTGCCTCTTAGCCGACAGCGATGCCCCCAGGGCGTCGAGTACTGCGGCGTCCCTCGATGTATCGCGCTCGGGCGCCACGTCGGTTACGCTGGTGTTGAGGTCTTCGGCCATGCCTTTATCCTTACGTTTGAACCGCAGTCCTTGCTATTTCCTGTCAGCCTTTCCGGTCCTTCTTTACCCCATTCCACACGTCGTCATCGCTTTCCTTGCCCATCGCCTGCGACAGACTCAGCTTCGTGATCTGGATGGTCATGGAGCGCTCCTGATTCTTCTCGGTGGCTGATTCCTCGACCCGAGTGACCTGGCCCATGGCGTGAATCATGCAATCCTCGCCGGCCGCAGGTAGGCTCTCAATCCCGAGCTTCTTCAGTGCTGCCGAGTCCAGGCGGACTTCGAGCCCCCAAGGGAAGTCCGGGCCGGAGGTCGAGCCGACCGACCTCGGGTACATCTTCTTCTCGGCCTTGCTCATCTTCATGTCGGTCATTGTTGTGTCCATGGTGTCTCCTTAAATTCCTGCGACGGCATCTAGCACGCCGTAGGTGGCGAAACGGGGGTGCGGCTCGTCTGCATCGTTGGTTAGTTTGTCAACGATCGTAGCCAGACCTCGAGCAGCATCACAGGCATGGCTGAACTCATCATGTACCGGCTGCGCGGGTTCGCCCGTCGTGGCCGGCACGTTGCGCTTGTAGCGCTTCAGGCACTCGATCAGGCGCGCGGGACCAGAATACTTCCACTGTTCATGTGGAGGTCTATCTGACTCGTCGCGTGCGGTGTTGTCGATGTAGAGCCGCGGGAACATCATCCGAGTCGCTTTGATGCCGCTCTCGGGGTCGAGCTTTGGTATGAGTTCAACGCGCCTGCGCCCCAGGCCCTCGAGGATTTGTTTCGGGTTCTTGCCGCTCTCCGGACTCTTGTGGCTACCATCGTGAGGCAACCAGTCAGTACCCCAGACGTAAGGTCGGCGGTTCAGCTCGGCCACGCACTGCGCGTAGGTCTTGAACTGGTCCTCAAGGTAGTCGATCACCATGACCGCCGACTGCGCCCGCTGCGCCATGATGATGCTCATGTTGTCGTTCCAACCCAGATCCCAGATAGTATGCACAGGGAGCTGCGGGTCGTATGGCATCGGGCGCGCTCTCCGGCCCTCGATCAGCGCCATCATTTCCTTGGCGTAGATGGCGCCGGCCACTACCGTCCTGGGCTTTCCTTCCCAGATGTTCGCGTATTCCTCGTAGTCCGTCAGCCGCATGTGCTCTCGACTGTGCTCCAGGGACTTTGAATACCACGGGTTGTCCCGCCATGTCATGTGCATAACAACCGCATCGGGTGGCGGAGTCTCGACGAAATGCTGGTAGATGAAATCCGAGTCCATCTGCGGGTTGAAGGTGAACCAAAGCTCCGATCCGTCCTTGCGAATGGTCGGGTCCAGAATGTTGAAGCTGCGCTTGGTGAGGTTCTCCGCCTCTTCGATCCAAGCTATGTCGATGCCCTCGAAACTCTTGATTTTATTGGCATCAAGATTACGCAACCCGGAGTAGATGAACTCCGTGCCGTTCCTACCTGAGATGGAGGACTCCCGCGCGGTGTAGAAATCAGCCAACCCCAGCAGCTCAATCTGGTCGCACAGTAGGCGATGCACCGACTCGGCAATGGTATTTTGAATTTCCCTACCGCACAGCATACGCATCGGCCTGGAGGCACCCAACACCAGCAGGGCACGGGCAACACCCCATGAACGCCCGGCATCCCGGCCGCCCCACGGAACCTTGTACCGAGCAGGCCGAAACAGGAATTGCAGTTTCGGTGGAAAGCGGACCGGCTCGGTCATGTCGCCCTGCGCTTACGCATCCATTCGCGCCGGTAAGCCTTGCGCGCTTCCGGGTCGGCATACTTGCCGTGGCGTGAACTACTTGGCTGCTCATGAACTACCGCCGCCACATCGACGATCGCCAGCGCCTTCTTGGCAAAATGGGCGGCCACTTCGCAGCGCACCAGCCGCGAATGCACCAGATTACAGGCTCGGCAGGGCCTCATTCATCCTTCCCGAACACCACCTTCAGCGTTATCGACTCGCCACGCTGGCTGTTGTCCTCTTCGTACAGTCCGTGGTGCTTCATAGCCTTCTCAAGCGCGGCGTTCTTATCCCACACCTTGACCTTCTTTGTGTGGCTGACTACCCCACCCTCGACCTTGATCTCGTCCACCTCGACGCTCGCCACGGTTGCCGCTGCATCGTCGTCGAGTTGGTGGACTGGGATCAGATTGCCCCTGGCATCGTACAGCCGGCGCGGGTCTGAGTAGGCGAGGCGCGCGACTTCCTGTAGGGTGCGTTCAATAGTCAATCCGGCAATTTTCGCTGATTTTTCAGCGGCTTCCGCAAGAAATCGCCGTATCCTGACATCTCTTGTCAGACGCAAACCCTGCCGCTCGGCACTTTTTGGGCTGTAACCAGCCGCAATCGCGGCCCGCGTGGCGTTGTTCCCGTTGGATATATACGCAGCGATGAATTTGATGCGCCGTTGCACCGCCGCCGCCTTACTCGTCCCGGCCTTGACGCGCCTCTTTGTCGCCATCTGCACTTCCTTTGATCTAGATCAATAACGCTATATAGCAATATGCTATTGTGTAG